TGATCAATATCAGCTTCGTATATCTCAGAAGCCTACAACTATAGAAGAAGCATTTGCTACCAGAAAAGAGTCAGTATTCCCTCCACATCTTGTATCAAAACAACTCCAACGTATTGAAGATAAACAATATCCTGTTGAATATTTAGATTTGTACAGAGATGCTGAAGGAAAAGTAATAGATAAACCATCTAGAAAAACTCCTATTATGGAGTTTCCAATATCTAAAAAAGCAGAAGATAAAGAAGGAGTAATATGTGTTTATGAACGTCCGGTTAAAGATCCAACATTTGGAATGTATTATGCATCCATAGATCCTGTGGGTGAAGGTAAAACAACTACATCTGATTCTCTTTGTGCAATATATATTCTTAAAAATCCAGTTGAAGTAATAAAAAAAGAAGGAGAAAAGATATCACAACATATAGAAAGAGATACTATTGTAGCAAGTTGGTGTGGTAGGTTTGATGATATAAAAAAGACACATGAACGGCTTGAGATGATGATTGAATGGTATAATGCTTGGACACTTGTAGAAAATAACGTGTCTTTATTTATACATTATATGATGGAACGTAAAAAACAAAGATATTTGGTTCCTAAAAATATGATGTTATTTCTTAAAGATATAGGAGCTAATACAAATGTCTTTCAAGAATATGGATGGAAAAACGTGGGAACTTTATTTAAAGGTAATCTTTTATCATATGGTATAGAATTTTTAAAAGAGGAGCTTGATCATGAAACACTTGAAGACGGATCAATTGTTAAAACTGTTTATGGTGTAGAACGTATTCCTGATCCCATGCTTCTTAAAGAAATGCAGGATTACCAAGATGGGTTAAACGTAGATAGACTTGTAGCATTTTGTGCTTTAGTAGCTTTTGCTAAAGTGCAACAAGCTAACAGAGGGATGTCTAAACGTACAGAAGTTACAAATGAAAATTTGGATAACTCCGGTAAATTTAGTAAATTAAATTATAGTCCCTTTAGATATATTGGTACACATAAAAGCATTTCAGGAAGATCAGTTCGAAATGCTTTTAAAAATTTAAAATGATGACTACAGGAACAGTAACAATATCTGATTATAACGCAGGTACATTTGTATGTACCAATACTACAGGAATCACTGGTATTACATACATTATAACTAATTAAGAATCATGCAAATATATAATGCCTTACAGTTAAAAAAGGGTGCTAAAGTAGAGTACAATAAGATGGGTACTCTTATTCAGCCTTTTCAATTTGTAACAGAAAAAGAAAAAGATGATCAGTGGAGAGCTTGGAACCTTGACTGGTTAGAATTTCAAGGTATGAAACAACTTAGACGTAATGCAAGACGTCTAATGAAAAACTACAAACTTGCTAAAGGTATTATAGATAAGCAAGATTATATAGTGGAAGAAGATAATGAAATGGCTGATTTGATTGACACTCTCACTAAAGAGGATGTATCAGCATTTGAGCTTAAGTTTTATCCTATTATACCTAATGTTATTAATGTTCTTTGTAATGAATTTTCTAAAAGAACATCTAGAATAATGTTTAGAGCAGTTGATGACATGTCATATAATGAGATGTTAGAAGAAAAAAGAGCAATGATTGAACAAGTTCTTTTACAACAAGCTCAACAAAAGCAAGTTCATAAGTTAATGGAAATGGGTATTGACCCTGCTTCAGAAGAAGCTGGTCAAGAATTAAATCCTGAAAAATTAAAAACTCTTCCTGAAATAGAAGATTTTTTTAAAAAGGATTATAGATCGATGATTGAAGAATGGGCTGATCATCAAATGAAAGTTGATGAAGAAAGATTTAAAATGCAAGAACTTGAAGAACGTGCTTTTCGTGATATGCTGATTACAGATAGAGAGTTTTGGCATTTTAATATGATGGAGGATGATTATGAAATGGAACTTTGGAATCCTCTTCTTACTTTTTATCATAAATCTCCAGATGTTCGTTATATATCCCAAGGAAATTGGGTAGGTAAACTAGATATGATGTCAATTTCTGACGTTGTAGATAAGTACGGTTGGATGATGACTGATGAACAATTGGAAGCTTTAGAAGCAATTTATCCAGCAAGATCAGCTGGGTATGCTATTCAAGGAATGCAAAACGACGGTAGTTATTATGATCCGAAAAGAACACATGAATGGAACACACAAATGCCTTCACTGGCTTATAGACAGTTCACTTCCTTATATGATGCCGGGAGTCAATTTGGAGACATTGTCCAATGGATATTATCTGACTCAGAGGACATGCAAGACTTCGGTAAAAGTTATATGCTTAGGGTTTCAACTATCTATTGGAAAAGTCAAAGAAAAGTGGGACACCTTACAAAAATCACATCAGAAGGTGATTTAATACAAGAAATAGTATCTGAAGAATATAAAGTGAGTGAAAAACCACTTTATAATCAGGAATTGTTTAAACAAAAAACAAAAGACAACTTAATTTTTGGTGAGCATATAGATTGGATATGGATTAATGAAGTATGGGGTGGAGTTAAAATTGGTCCTAACAGACCTGCATTTTGGGGTATGAATAATCCAGGAGGTATTAATCCTATTTATCTTGGACTTAATGGTGGTAGACCAGGTAGAGTTCCTTTCCAGTTTAAAGGTGATGCAACTCTTTATGGTTGTAAACTTCCTGTAGAAGGGGCTGTGTTCTCTGATCGCAATACGCGATCTGTAAGTCTTGTAGACTTAATGAAGCCTTATCAGATAGGTTATAACATTGTAAACAACCAAATAGCAGATATTCTTGTAGATGAATTAGGTACAGTGATTATGCTTGACCAGAATGCTCTTCCTCGTCACTCATTGGGTGAAGACTGGGGTAAGAACAATCTATCAAAAGCATATGTAGCAATGAAGAACTTTCAAATGCTACCACTTGATACATCTATTACAAATACAGAAAATGCTCTTAATTTCCAGCACTATCAAGTGTTAAATCTTGAACAAACTCAACGTTTGATGTCAAGGATTCAACTTGGTACATATTTTAAAAATCAAGCATTTGAAGTAATTGGTTTAAACCCACAACGTATGGGTCAGCAAATAGCTCAGCAACAAACTGCTACAGGAGTTGAACAAGCTATGAATGCTAGCTATGCTCAAACAGAACAATACTTTATACAGCATAGTGACAACTTGATGCCTCGTGTACATCAGATGAGAACTGATCTTGCTCAATACTATCATTCTAAAAAACCAAGTATTCGTCTTCAATATATTACAGGTGGAGATGAAAAAATTAACTTCCAAATGGAAGGAACTAACTTGTTAATGAGAGATCTTAATATTTTCTGTACTACAAAAACTAATTCTCGTGCAATGATGGAGCAATTAAAACAACTAGCTCTAAATAACAATGCTACAGGTGCCTCAATTTATGATTTAGGAAGTATTATTAAATCTGAGTCAATAGCTGAACTTACAGGTGTTCTTAAGAAAGCTGAAGAAAAAGTACAACAAGCTAAACAACAAGAACAAGAACATCAGCAAAAACTTCAGCAAGAACAAATCGCAGCACAAGAAAAACAACTTCAAGAATCTCAGAAATTTAAAGCTGATGAAGCTGCTAAAGATAGACAAGCTCAAGTTACTATTGCAGAAATTAGAGCAGCTGGGTATGGAGCTATGCAAGATATTAATCAAAATCAACAGTCTGATTATCAAGATGCTTTAGAAAAAATTCAAAAGCAAGAAAATTATACAGACACAATGAATTATAAAAGAGAGCAAGAAATAAATAAAAATATACAAAATCAAGAAAAAAATAATCTTGAAAGGGAAAAGCTTCAGGCACAAAAAGAAATAGCTGATAAACAACTTCAAATAGCCCGTGAAAATAAAAATAAGTTTGATGCACCAAAACCTAAAGAAAAGAAGAAATAATTATAGCCATATAGTCCATATGTTTGTTATTTTTTCTTTTATGTTTTTAAATTTTTAGAGTTTAAATTAGTATATTTTTATTGTAGAAATACAAAACCAAAAAACCAATAATATGAGTATTGAAAACAATGTACAAACAAACGTACAACAAGTAGATGTAGACTTAGATAGTTTATTTGATGGAGCTCCTGGAGCAGAAAGTATAATTACTCCGAGTGAACCTACAGAAATTAAACCAAATATCTTCAGTAAGAAAAAGACAAGTCTTGATTTCTTAGATGGGGATGAAACTAAAAAAACATCTGAAACTTTTAATTCTACTACTAATAATGTAGATGCAAAAGATGAAGTTAAAGCAGATTTAGAAGAAATATTAGATGAAGGTGTTACACCTGAATTTGATGATGAAACTAAATCTGATCGAGGAAGACCTCGAACAGACAAGTCAGGTTTAGTAGGGTTTTTGAAAAAAAGAATCGAAGCAAATGAAATGTTTGCATTTGATGATTATGATGAAACCAAACAATCACTTGATGATTATTTATCAAGTTTGTCAGAAAAAGATGTAGATGATCTTTGGCAAGCTAATATAAATAATCTTAAACAAGAAGTTGCTGCACAAACACCAGCTGAGTTCTTTGAATCACTTCCTGAAGAGTTGCAATATGCAGCTAAATATGTTGCTGATGGAGGTCAAGATCTTTAAGGTCTTTTCCAAGCTTTAGCAGCTGTTGAGCAAGTTAGAGAACTTGATCCTACAGATGAGTATGATCAAGAAATGATTGTAAGAAATTATTTACAAGCAACAAATTTTGGCACACCAGATGAAATTGAAGAAGAGTTAGATACCTGGAAAGATGTAGGTGTATTAGAAAAAAAAGCTAGACAGTTTAAACCAAAACTGGATGCAATGCAGGAAGAAGTTGTTCGATATCAAGTTGAACAACAAGAATTAAGAAAACAACAACAAGAAGAAGCAGCAGAAGCATATCAACAAAATGTTTTTGAAGCTTTGAGACCAGGTGAAATAAATGGTCTAAGATTGGATAAAAAGACACAAGCTCAACTTTATAGTGGACTTGTACAACCTCAATATCCTTCTATTAGTGGTCGTCCTACAAATCTTTTAGGACATCTTTTAGAAAGATATCAGTATGTTGAACCTAATTATCCTCTTATTGCAGAAGCTCTTTGGTTACTTTCAAACCCTGATGAATATCGTAATAGTCTTATGAAACAGGGAAAAAATCAAGCAGTTGAACAAACTGTAAGACAACTTAAAACTGAACAATCTAGAAAGAATATTTCTACTTATCATGAAGAAGAAGAAGATAAGAAACCAAGGAAAATAGCAAAACCGCAAAATATTTTTAAACGATAAATAATTTTATTAACCCCTTAAATTTAAAGTCACATGCCGACTCCAGTTTTAAACAATGGTATATTCCTACGTGACAACAGCTATCAGACTAGCTCACACGTAGATTCGTACCACCTTTCCAATCTCCTTAAGAGTGCAGAACCTACAGATTTAGGTCCTGTTGATCTTTGGGCAATGGCACAAAAAGTAGAAATGCCTTTGTATCAAATGTCTTCTTTTGGTGGTAAGAACGTTATCTCAGTTGATAATGCTCGTGGTGAGTACAAATGGCAAATTCCAGTTGCCCAAGATCTTCCATATATTGTGGAAGACATTGAACTCAACAATACTAAAAAAGGTATTGATGGTCAATCATTTAAAATTAAAGTTAACAAGCGTTACTTTGGACATGGTGATATCATCACTTATGACAAATATAACGGTGTAGAAATGTACATTACTGCTGATGATGTTATTCCAGCTGGTGATGGTTTCATTTATACAGTACAATTGGTTAACAACGACAACAACAAATTCTTGGATAACAAGTATTTGAAAGTTGGTACAAAAATCTTCCGTAAAGGTTCTGCTCGTGGTGAATACGGAGAACGTTTTTCTGATATCGGTAACGTATCAGCAGGTTTTCGTGAGTTCTATAACTACGTAGGTGGTGCTGAAGCTCACGTACATTATTCTATTTCTTCTCGTGCTGACCTTATGATGAAAGGTGGTATGAAAGCTGATGGAACTGTACCTGTAGTTGAGCTTTGGAGAAACTTTGATAAAAATGTTGATCCTTCTGTTACCAATTTGGAAACAATGGCAGAAAAAATGGGTAAAGATTACGTGAAAAAAGCTTACCAATCTGGACAGCTTACACGTTCTTTCTTGACCACTTTGGAAGCTGCTCACCTGACTAAAATTGCTAATGACATCGAAACCTACTTGATGTGGGGACAAGGTGGACGTATTAAGCAAGATGGTCCAGATGATCTTCGTTTGTCTGTGGGTCTTTGGAAACAACTTGATAACTCTTACAAGCGTATCTACAACCGTGGTTCTTTCAATCTTGATTTGTTTAAGTCTGAGATCTTCAACTTCTTCAATGGTAAAGTTGAATTTAAAGGACCTGAACCCAATCGTGCATTGATTGTTCAAACTGGTCTTGGTGGTATGAAGCTTGTTAACGAAGCAATTAAGAAAGAAGCTGTTAACTCAGGTCTGGTTCTTAATGCTAGTGAACTTGGAGCTGTAACTGGTAAAGGAATGGATCTGAACTTCGGATTTGCTTACACTAGCTACATCATCCCATTCTTGGCTAACGTTAAGTTTGTACTGAATCCTGCATTTGATAACGTACATACTAACGATATTGAAAATCCAATTATTGATGGTTTCCCTCTTAGTTCATATAATTTCATTATCTTTGATATCACTGATAACACTAACGATAATATCTTCTTGCTGAAACTCAGCTGGGATAATCAACTGAAGTGGTTCTATCAGAATGGTACTATGGACTATATGGGTCGTACTCAAGGATTCCAATCTTCTGGTAACTTTAACGGATACCGTGTATTCATGACACAAACTATGCCGGCTATCTGGGTTAAAGATCCTACCAAAGTGTTGAAGATTGTTATGAGAAACCCAATCACTGGTGGTTCATTCTAATAATATAACAGTACCTGGGTTGCTTCCCATAAGAACAGCACCCAGGTCTTTATATATATTGATAACAATTAAAAAGAAAAAAAATGGCAGGTAATCCAAAAACTCCCAAAAGTGCAAAAGCTACTGTTCAAACTACACCTGGATCTAAAGGTGTAAAAGTAGGTGTTAACAAAGCAGCTACTTTACCAGGTAATAAGACTCAGTCTTCTGCTGTTGGGATGAAAAAGAAAAAGTAACCCCCTCAAGGATAGTATCCTTGAACAACCTATTGTATGCCTACCACTTTGGCCAAAGTGAAGAGTTGGCAACTCTTATTAGGTTCATATAAAACTTACAACCATGGCACTAGAAATTTACACTCGATTAGGTAAGCTTTTGAGAATTAAAAATCAAAAGACTAAAACATTTACAAATGAAAATGAAGAGTATGTAACTGTGCTTGTTAAATTAAATCGTAAAGTAAAATGTCTTATGTTCACTGATGCTGAGTTAAGTAAAGCTTTAGCACGTGGTGAAAAAAATAAAGAAGACCAGCCTAAACAAAGTTGGATTTCAAGAATATTAGATTAAGATGGTTACAAAATGTAACCGATTAACATAAACCAATAAATAAACCAAACATGAGTAGTGTTACTATTGTGGAAAGGTATCCACAAAACAAAAAATCAAACCTTTCAATTCGTCCTTATTTTGATCCGGCAATTGAAAACATGGGATTGCAAAAGTATGGGTTAAGTCTTTTTGATGGTGCTTTTCATGAAGAATCAATTGCATGTTTAGAGATTAATGGAATTAAAAGGTATTTAACAGGATTAAATGAATTTGCTCCAGAAGTTAAATCATTATCTTTGGATGAGCAAGAAGCAAAAATTAAACAAATTAGATTAGTTGTAGCACAACTTGAAAAAGAACTTGCAGCTAATGTAATTGATCCTGAAGACAAAGAGTTTTGGAATAAAGTAAAATTACTCAGACCTGATAATAACGAATTTTGGGATAAGATTAAAGTTCGTTGTGGAAACGAACCTGTGCATTTAGAACCTAATACCGATCCTTATGATTTAATTAGGTTGTATGCTATAGAAAATGGTGGGTTTTCAATTGTTGCAAAATCTTTAGAAGAAGCTAGAGCTGCATCAGTTCCACCTAAATTTTATCTACATAGAGTAGAAGAAACAGCTTCTTTAAATACTGAAGTGAAAAAGCTTAGAAACAAAGCTCTTTCAGAACTTCAAAAGCTCTTTGATAAAAATACTAACAAACTGCTTTACATAGCAAAAATTTTGGATGTAAACGGAGCACAATACAAAAAGTCCACTCCTAATGATATTATCTATGATAATATGGATAAATACATTAATGGTGATCTTGTAGATAAAAATAAAAAAGTTACAGCTCGTAAATTTTTAGATGCTGCAGGTTTAGATATGGAATCTCTAAAAATTAGAGCAATTGTAAAAGAAGCAAACTATTATAGATATATTGCTTCTAAATCAGATGGTTTTATTTATCATATGTCCACATCTACAATGATGGGTCGTACTTTAGCAGATTGTGTAGAATATCTTAAGAATCCTTTAAATGAAGAAATTCTTGTAGACATTACTAAAAAAGTTGAAGAACATTGGAATCAATAATTATGGCAAAAGAAATGATAAAACGAAAGGATGGATCTTACTCTCAAAGAGGACTTTGGGATAATATCCGTGCAGCTAAAGGTTCTGGAAAGAAACCTACAGCTGAGATGCTTAAGCAAGAAAAGAAAATAAAAGCTAAAACTAAATGAGTAAGTCTAAAGCACATCCTGGATTCAAAGCAGTACAATCTAGTATTGCAAAAAAACAAGGTGTAAGTAAAGAAGCTGCTGGAGCTATTTTAGCATCTGCAACTCGTAAAGCTTCACCTGCTGCAAAAAGAGCAAATCCTAATCTTAAAAAAGTAAAAGGTTAATAACATGAAAAAGAAAATGTCAAAAGGTGGGTCCACTTCATTCGGAATGCTTTCTGTAAAAAAAGGAATTGATAAAAATCCTAGTGCTACACATGCTGATAGAATTGCAGGAGCCACTATGAAAATGGGTGGATCAGTTAAGAAAGGTAAAAAGTGTTAATTAGATGAATAATAATCTACTTCAAATAAAGATTAAACAAAGGCTTAATAAACTTGCAAGTTTTGACTATGATAACATAGAGTGCTGGCAAGTTCAAGAAGCTTTTAATAAAGCTCAAATTGAATGGGTTAGAAGGCAGATGTATGGTATTAACACTAGAAAGCAAGGTGAAGAAATATCAAGTGGATTAGTTGATGACTTACAGAAATTACTTAAGCATCAATCATTAAATATGCTTGATAGGGGAATTTATTACAGATCTACTTCTTTACCTACTGATTATCTGCATTATGTAAGAACTGATGTATTTGCAAA